TTGATCTACGTTTATTGCCATTTTTTATTTTTATTATAATATGGGGCCCGAGTAAACGAGCCCTATATTAGTATTACATGTTATTTAAACTTTTTCTCGATAGATTTAAATATTTCTACACCTTCGTCTGTTTTGAAGAAAGCAGCCATAGCTGAATAAGGATTTTCATCAAAAGGAACAGTCATTAGTTTCTTTTTATTACTAGCCCACGTAAAAAATCTTTGATCTGGAGATAAACTAATTATACCAGCCTCTGAAGCTTTTATAGCAAAGTTTCTTAATTGTACATTTTCATCATTAACTAGCTCTATAAAGAGTTGTGGATTTGATCTAGCAAATATTAACAAATCTCTTTTAAGTTCCTTAGAACCCATCGTAGATACCTTAGATCCAACTTCAACCCTTAGTATAGCCTCTGCCTGATCTATATCTATATCTTTAGCGTAATTCATTGCAGCTACTTGTAATTCAAGTAAACCTAATTCGTCAGTTGCTTCTTGTACAGCGTTAAACTCGTCATAAGACTTTAATCTTGAAGGGTGATATAATGATAATAGTTTTTGTAAATTTTGTTTTTCTTTTGGAACAAATAAAACACCATCTTGAAAGACAATGTGACCCAATGTTACCTCACCTTTTTGATCTTCTACAAAAGGAGAATCTTGGTTTGTTGCGTATCTTAATTCTTTTTGTTTACCTGATTCTTCATCAAAATAAAGAAGCGAGTGCTTTCTTGTGTGTTTAGAAGGAATTGTAAACGTTAATGGTTCCATGTTATTTCTTAGAGTATATCTTCTATCTCTAATTTCCCAATTACTTGATGTTTCTTTTTTCATAATATAATATAATTAAATAATTTATAAAAGTAATAATTACCCCCGTTAATATAACGAGGGTAAGAATTACATTAATTTTGGATTTTTATAATCCTTTGAACAATACAAAGTTGTTAGCAGCTTGTACAACTAAACATCTTTCAGATAGGAAGTTAACTTCCATAGCATCAAGATCAGATGTAAATGCACCACCAGCAGAACCAGTTAACCAAGACTTCATACGTCTGTCATCTCCTTGAGATGCTCTGTAACGCACGTGTAAGAATGGTCTTCTAATGTTTGTTCCTAAGATTTGATCATAAACTGTAGAAGTTCCAGCAGGAATTAATACACCTTCAATAGAAGAAGGTCCTACCATAGCACCTCTTGTAGAAGCATCATTTAGGTATTTCCAATCAGTCTTATAAAAGTCGTAAGATCCTCTACGGAATCCGCTAAACCCTAAGTTTAAAGCCATTTCTTCAGAATTTTCAAATAGTCCAAAAGCAGTACCTCCAGCGTATCCACCAGAAATAGAAGCTAACATATCATCAAAATCCAAAGCTGTTTGTCTTTGTAAGAATAACATGTTTTCTTCAATTGCTCCTTGAGTATCTAAATTTTTCAAAATAGCATCAAATGCATCAATTCCAGCAGCAGCAGTAAATCCTGTTTGCACATTACCTCTTGCAGTAACAGCAGCAAAAAGACCTTGCGTACCATTTGCAGCAGCAATTGCTCCAGATCCAGCAGCAGCGATCTCACCTTCTACTAATGACATTTCTAAGTAATCTTCGAAACGTAATCTAGTTTCAGACTCAGCTTTTAAATACCATAAGTATCCAGAAGTTCCGTCTTCAGTAGCAACTTCAACCCAACCGATTTGTGCCATATCAGATCCATTTACAACGTATTTGTTTCTGATAATGATAGGTGAGTTAGAAAATTGAGTAAATTGTGGGTCAACACTAATGTAACCGTTAGATGCAGCACCTGCAATAGCAGTATTATTAGGAGTTAATGATCCTTTTGCATATTCAGAACCGTATACAAATACTTTAACTTGACCTACTAATCCAGCAGCAGCAATAGTTGCAGCCGTGTAAGGTAAAGCAGTAATTGATCCGACACCAGCAGCGCCTGGAGTAGAAGCACTAACGTAGCACTTTACTTCAGCTCCAAAGTCGTCCATTACCACAACAGTAGCTCCAACTGATATAACGTTTATTACGCTAGCAGGAGTTCCTATCCAGTTAATAACATTAGCACCAGCTAAAGTAAGATTGTCATAAGCAATGTGTAATCTATTTTGTTCAGACCAAATTACTTGATCAGAAGTCATTGGCATTTCAGCGCCAACCATTCTTAAAAAGCCAGATAACGTTCTGTTTCCATAACGCTCTACTTCTTGTTCGTATACTTCAGGTAGATATTGTTGTGCAAAATCTACGAAGTTAGCACCTGCAGCATTGTTCCATTGTAGGTAGTTGCTGTTTAATACTTCCTGTGCTTGAGATGGGACTAAATTCCCAAATTGAGGTTGTAAACTCATAATTTTTAAATTGTTTTAGTTAAATTTTTTTGTTTTAATTTTTAGTTTTGAAGAATCAGCACCACTTATTGCTTTAATTTTCATACCATTAACAAAAACACTTCCACTGTTATTACCACCTTCTTTTCTTGTTTCTGTAGTAATATTTTTAGACTTAGCTACAACGTCTTTAACAGCGTCTGCTTTGCCTTGTTCATAAAAGTGTTGAGCTATAGTATCTGCATTTCTAGCAGCATACATGGCTTTGTGATAACCTTTTGGATCTTTTAAACTACCGTCATCTGCTAAGAACTTCGTAACAAAATTTGTTAAGTCTAATTGATTTTCAACTACTTCGTTAGGGTTTTTAACACCGTATCTAAAGCTTTTTTCTCCTAAATTAAAATCGAAACCTTCGAATTCTTTATTAAAAGTATCTTTAGTTATGCGCTCAAACTCTTCACGTTGTTTAAGTCTCACTTTTTCATCTTCATTATATCGGTTAAAAAAATCTACAGCTTTTTGTTGGTCTGGAGTAGAAGATGATTTCAACTTGATTTCATCATAATATTTATCTTTAAGACCATTTAAAAAAGTTTTAGCTTTTCCAACTTCTTCTTTATACGCAAGTTTCTTTTTTCTAATCTCGCGTTCTTCGTCCACTTGTTCGTCATATTTAAAATTATCTTCTAAAAGAAAATTAACTTCATCATACTCTAAATGTGGACGTGTATTTTTATAATATTCTCTAAGTAAAGTAGCATTATCAACATTTGAATAGTCAGCGTTTAACCTAACATAATCTTCAATAGTTGAACCAGGTACTTCTTGCATGAAGGAAACTAGCTTTTCAATGTTTTCAGGTAGTTTTTTACCTAACACTTCTTGATCTCTAATAGCTTCTTTTACCTCTGTTTTTACTTTTTTTATTTCTTCTTCGGATCTTGGTATTTCTTTAATAACATTTTCAGTGGCCCCTTTGTCTCCTTGTCCCACATCTTGCAGTTCCACCTTGGATCCCTCTTCGCGTAACACGCTTTCCTCTGAGCTTTGCTTTTGAATGGCATCTTCTTTGTTTTTTTGTGTTAAATCTACTTTAATAGGTTCTTCTTTTTTAATTGCAGCAAGATCCATTTTAATAGTTTCTTCTGGTACAATTAATTTTTTAGGCACTTTCTTTTTAACTTTAAAGTCACCTTCCTGTTTAACAGGTTTTTTTACTTCTGTTTCTTTTGACATAATATAATATAATTAAAAATTTATAATTCTTTATCTAGGATCAAACTGTTCTAATCCAAACCCTCCCAGTCCATCAAATCCTGCTGATTCAAAACTTTGAGGTAAAGTGTTGTTTTGTCTTTGGTTTATTAACTCAGACTCTTGTGTTCCTTGTTTTTCTATTCGATTATCTTTTCTATCTTCTATTTCTTGTTCTTTTTGTGTTTCTGCTTGTGCTTTTATTTGAGCTAATTTCATATTATAGCTAAATTCTTCAGCCATAAGCTCTTTTTTAACTTTAGCCTCTTGAAGCATTTTATTTATTTCAAACTGTATTTTTGCTTGCTCAATTTGTATTGTTGTTTCAGCTAAAGCCTGTTGCTTTTGCATTTCAGCTTCTATAGCTTGTTGAGCTGCTTGTGAGTTTGCCTGCGCTTGAGCCTGTATGTTCGCTTGTTGATTAGCCTGATCTCTCGCAGCTTTCTTTTTACGACTTTGTTTTAATAAAGCGTTTGCTAATTTTATATTTTTAACTTGACGAATATCAATAGCATCATCTAAATCAATACCACCAGATGCTAATGCGGTTTGAATATTTTGCTCTAATTGAGCTTTCATTTCATCGTCTGGTTCTAATTCTAAATATATACCAAAGTCTTGTAATGTTTTTTCCTGTAATTCCTCTAAAGTACCAGTGTTATAAGATGATATAGAGTCTATTAATGCAGCTCTAGTTAAAGGATAATCTAAGGCATCTGCTATTCTCAACGCTATGTTTTCGCATGTTCTTAATGTTAGGTATAAACCACCTTGCATCACATGTCTTAACGCTGTATTTGAGTTTGCAGCTGCCATTTTTTGTAAACCAACTAAAGCATGTGCGTCAGGAGTACTAGCGTCAGTAGCTTCGTTTAACCCGGTTACATCTCTAATCATTTGTAAGTAATACTGATAAGTTTGTATTAAAGATCCTATTTTAGCATTACCAGAAGAAGTTTGAAGTTCTTGAATAGGAACTTTACCTCTATTTAAATCACCATCTTGTGTCATGGATCTACCTACTATACTACCAGTTTGAAAATACATGTTAAGTGCTTCCTGCGCATTATAGTTTGTGCCATTACCTAAATCAACTTCAGCTAAACCATCTACGTCAACAAAAACACCATCAGGAACCATTCTAGATAAAACTTGTTGTAGTTTTAAATGTGTTAATTGGATCATATCAGCAAAACCAGTTATTCTACTAACTGTTGATTCTATCATGCCCTTATACATTCTAGGAGCACATATAGAGTAATTCATGTTAACTTTTGTTACGTTAGAATTTGGCCTTGTCATATTTTCTGACATCTTCCACTCTAACATCATCTCATGACCTAATATTTTAGCGCCAGTATATAAAACCTCTATAGCTCTTCCAACTCTTTCAAAGTTATCACTTTCAGGCGGATTAAACGTATCGGGTTTTTCTAATGCTTTTTCTAATCCTTGATCTGTTTGTTTTATTTTAAATACTTGATTAGTATATGTTTTGTATTCAAAATATAAAACTTGAACTTGATTATAAGAATCTTGTTGTGCATAAAAGTTTCTAGTATAATTTGCATCACCAGGAAACTTTTCTATTTGTTTTAATTCATCATTTGTTAAACCAGGAAACTGTTTTTTTAATTCTACTAAACTAATAGATTTTACTTCTCCAGCATAATATATGTCTTCAAAGTTTGGATCTTCTGTATATGAATAAACTAAATTAGCAGGATCTACATAATTTAATGTAACACCATTTGATAAGTTAAAATCTGTTTTTACAGCACCTATACCTATTATAGTTAAATCAGATATTAATCTTCTTTTTATTAATTCATATTTATTAGCCGCTAAAACATTTTCTATAGCTTCTTCTTCTGCAATTTCTATAGATTGTTTGTAAGACAATTGCATGTGAAGATCTAATTCGTCTTGAGATTCAGGTATGTTATTAGGATCGTTGCTATTAAAAAAATCCATACCAGTAGCTTCATTTGTAGCTTGAATTATTTCTTTAGCAT